ATCATGGCTAGTCTACCGTTAGTCTCTTCGGCATTGTGCCAGTAGTGATTTTTGTGATGTGACATAATAGGTCTTGGTTGTGTTTCGTTTGGAAAAATGTTGTCGAGTGGTGTCATTGTGTTTAGGTAAATTGTTCCAGTGGCGTATCACGCCAGAGCAAATAAATAGGTTAGTTATTAAAGTGAGGTATATGTAGAGGTCTTTCAACTATCTCTTTTTCTTAGCGGTTTTTGCTGAACGTTTAAAGTTCTTGGCAGTGGGAGCACCTTTACTCCCAACCTTCCTCATCTTTTCGCCAGAGCCAGCAGCTATGCGTTTTCTCTTAGCGTGAATGTTTGCGTATAATCCTCTTTTAGCCATGTTAGCATTTCCATCTGCGTAGTGCCAAAGCTTTACGGGTTGGCTTTCCGTTAGGTTTTTTCATTGGCCCTTTGTTACCTTTCATGCGAGCACAAAAGGAACGTTTACGAGCACCTCCCCCAGGCTGTGGAGCCTTGAGTTTAGAGCCAGTTGCTCGATTGTATTTTGCTCTGCCCTTAGCAGTCAGACCGCCCTTGCGGGACTTCTCGCCTCTACCTATACTTAGGTTTACGCTTTTTTTTCTTGCCATGTTTACAAGGACATTTCTTTGCCATTATTTTTTCATGATTTTCTTTTGTACAGCTTTAGGTAGTTTAGACATACCTTTGCTCATACCCTTTTTACCCTTTGCAGGTGGTCTACCTTTCTTACTTCCGTAAGTACCTCTACCCATCGGCATAATTAATCTCCTATACTTTTAAGTTTGATGCGGATAACTTTCTGATAACGTCATCTCTGAACGCCTCATCAGTAGTGTATTCTGGTTTGTTCATATCTCTAACAACTTCTGCCATACTTCTATATGTGTCTGGAGCTGATTCTTTACCTGTTACAAGTTTAGAATCCCTACCATTGGCATCTTCGTATTGTCCCATAAGAGCTTTCACTGCAAATTTAATAGCTGTTTTATTTCCTGTAGCTAGTACTGTATCATAGTTATCTTGGTCTTCTTTTGATAAAGTTTTACCAGCCCAGTCCATAAGTGATTGATAACCCTCTTCTCCATTTGCTACGTTCTTAACGTCAGCAATCTCTGCATCAGTTAGCGTAGCTGCTGGAGCGTCAAGACCAACTTCTTCACGTACACCTTTAAGGTAGGAGTCAACTAAATTTTTAGTTAGACCAGCATTACCAAGACGTTCATACATTTCATCAGACAAAGTCCCATTGTTTTCTACAAAATGTTTGTTCATTTCAAACGGGTCTATGTCATTATCTTTAAATGTATTACTTAACTGTTCTCCATATACTTGGTTAGCTGTTTCATAATTAACAGAACCATCATCAGCATAGAACTCAAATTCTTGTGCAGGTTCTGCTGTATCCTCAGCTGTGCTTGTGGGGGTTTCCCCTAGTTTCTTTTGCAGTTCAAGGTATGCTGTCTCTAATTCTTCGGCACTCTTATACTTACCAGCAAGTCTTTTGTCTTGCTTCTCCATAAGTTCTTCACCGATCTTTAAAGACTCAGCTTCTTTTTCTGCAATCGCTTGTGCTGCTACGGGGTCGTCAGATGTATCGTAGCGTATTGTTTCTGCCATAGTTATTGTGGTGGTTGTGGATTACCGCCCATCCCTAATGCTTGTTGCATAGCTGGGGCGAGGTCTGGATTCTTAGATGGATCCATCAAAGGTGTGCCAGCAAGTTGTCCAGCTTGTTCAGTCAGAGACTGCATTTGCTGTGCTTGCATAGCTTGTTGTTGCTCCTGATTACGTTCATCCATACTCTTAACGAGGTTTAGAATGTCGATACCTTGAGCTGCTGCAAGACGTTTGATAGCTTCATCAGGATTGAGGTACTGAGCTAAAGCTTCTGGCCCCATAGTCTGAGATATAGTTGTTATAAATTGTATTAATGACTCTCTATCTTGTCCTCTACCTAGTGCATTTATACCTGCAACTATAGTAGGCTTGACTAAATTAGATGGTACACTAGGTATCTTCTTAGATTTAGTAAGTGTATGCATCTTACGTCCGAGATAAGGTATGAGGAACTCTGTCGTGAGCAAGCTGAAGAGGCCTCCAAGCTGTCTCTCTAGTTCCATCTGTGTCATTCTAACCTCTTCTGCTGTAGTCCTCTCTGACTGCCTTACAGACAGCACTAAGAAAGCTTCAGCTAATCTCTTCTCTAAAGTATTTACCAGTTGAAATGCTGTTTGGAAGTCAGCAGTTTTACCTACCTGTACTACTCCAATGTCATCTGGTCTACCTTGTATGATTGCACCGTTACCTGCGTTGGCTAGTGATGCTGGCTTGGTTGTAGCTGAGGGTGATACAGTAAATACAACTTTAGCTGCTGCTGCACTACCTTCAACGAGAGCTTGCATCAATGCCTCTAAAGATTTCAAGTCCCCAAGGAACTCTTCAACTCTAGAACGCCCGTAATCTTCTCCGTCTACAGTGACAAAACGTAGTGGTAGCCAAGGGGTTTTATCCAATGGAGACTTACCTTGACTATCTGGTAACATCATACCATTAGCTTCTTGATACCAATACCATCCTTTGTCATCTCTCTTTACACATGTATATACATCTACATCTTTGCTACCATTGTAGTCACCTTGGTCATCATCGTTGGGTGTGTTAGGTTGCTTGTCAATTTCTGGAAGGTTTAGTAGTTTCTTACTGACTCTTTCCTTAGTGACAATCTCCATCACCTCTCCGTTACCGTCACGTTCAACACAATACCTATTGAGTGGATAGACTTTCATGCCTTCCTTACCCATAAATAGTAAAGCATTACCTGTTACAACTAAATGTTTAAGGGCAGCAAAGATCTGTACTCTATCTGTAGAGGCAGCTATGCTTTCCATTATCATTCGTTCTATCTTAGCAAACGACAAGTCAAGTTCACTCTTCATCTCTGCTGGTATTTCTACACCAAGCTTAGAGTCATCGAGTTGTAACTTAAAGAATGTCGTGCTAGGAGGTAGTAGCCCAAGCATTAATTTAGAACTAAGAGTAACTACTCCTTTAGCTCCAACGCTCTGCCAGGGTGTAACAAATGATTGATAGTTGGTATTCTCATTACGCATAATCAGTGTGGGAATAGTTAGTTCCGCACACTCGTATGCTGATTCTAGGAATTGTTCACGGGCTGACGATAACTCGTTGTATCTTTGCCGTGCTTTCTTCATGGTTTAGTAGTTGTGCCTCCACCACCGCCACCGCTAGATGTGTTTACACCTTGAGGTGTGTTAATACCCTGTAGTCCACCAGTTGATGGCTTCTGTGTAGCAAGTTGTGAAGTACCTCTAGTACCTTTCTTAGCTACCTTCTTAGCTGTTACCTTTGCCTTCTTCTTAGTCTCATCCTCTTGTACAGGAGCAGGTGTAGGAGCAGTCGGCATCTCTGTAGGAGCTGACTGTATAGGCATTGGGGGTGGTGGTGTTGTTGGTGGGGCTGGTACGGGTGGTGGAGCAGGTTGAGACCTACCCCCTCCAAATAAATTTGAGATTAGGCTTCCGCACATTATAGTTCTCCTTTAATTTTATTTTTTAATAATCTAATAATTGATAATTGACCAGCCCTATAGGATATTGCTTTCTCTGATAGGTTGTGGTCTGGAAACTTGTCTGGAAACTGCTGGTCGAGTTCATCTATGATCTTCTCGATACGTCCCCAGTCAAGAGTACTGTGGTAAGTTGGTGTTTGCATGTTCAAAAAATGCGGGCATGCGAGCTCGCTTAGTGTCAGAAAGTTCTGGGGCTTTGCCCTCATACATTAGACGATCACTAGAATCAGTCCAAAATTTTCTGCTTAAATATTTGTTGTTTGCTGTGGTCTTTAAAGGTTCAAAGATCCAATTAATTGTAGCTTTCCTAAGTTTATCCAAAGAAGAACTAGGGCGTAAGCCCAGATCAGCACATACAAGACTATTGCAAGCAACGTGGATCTGTTCATCTCTGGAAATGTCAGCCGATACTGTCCTAAGAGCAGCATCGCCACAAAACCTATTGAAAGGTAAAATAACAAAGAATACTGCACGTTCTGCTACCAATGCTTTTAATATAGTATGATCTGGATGCGCTATCCACGCATCACGTAGTAGCTTTGCCTCTCTTTCAGCTTTGTCATCTAGTCCGTGGACTTCTGCAACATATCCTAAAGCGAGGTCATGTCTCTCCTCGTCTTTTACATTGTCAACGAGAAGTGTTCTAGCAATTTCGGGAACATCCTTGTTAAGGGTTTCCGTAATAAAGGAACCAACAGGTAGCTCCATATGCCGTACTGCAAGAGCACGGAAGATGGCTT